CCCGGCAGATCTCCATCGCGCAGGACCAGGCATGGACCGCCGCCGTGGAGCTGCAGGTGTGGCGTGTCGCCGGCGAGCACGGTGGCGACCCCGGTTCGATGCTCGACTCGATGGCGTTCATCGCCTCGCTCGATGACCTCGCCGACCTTGACCCCCGCGGTCAGGAGTTCCGCGAGCAGTTGAAAGCCAAGGTCCAGGCGGCCGCGGCGAAATACCCCGCACGAAGTGGCACCGGCCAGGCGTCGACACCACGGCCCGACCCGTCGCAGGGCGCCAAGCCGCCCACCCGCGTACGGGCGACATCACTCACCGAGGCCGTTGCCAACCAGCGCAAGCAGCTGGCCGGCTGATCACGTAACGGAGTAACAATCCCATGGCAATCACGCTCGCTCAGGCGGCGGTGAACACCCTCAACGACGTCGACTTCCAGGTCATCGACAACCTCCGTCGGTACAGCTGGTTGTGGGATCACGTCCCGTTCGACGACTGCGTGTCCCCCGGATCTTCGGGTGCCACGCTCACCTACGGCTACACCCGGCTCACGACCGCTGCCGGCGCTGACTTCCGTAACCTCAACTCGGAGTACTCGCCGACCCAGGCGGTCCGGACCCGCTCCACTGTGGACCTCAAGCCGCTCGGTGGCTCGTTCACCCTGGACCGGGTGCTGTCCAACCTCGGGCCGCAGCAGACCAACGAGATCGCGTTCCAGCTGTCCCAGCTGACCACGTCGAGCATCGTCCGGTTCCAGCAGGAGCTGGTGCTGGGCGACACGGCGGTGGACGCAAAGGGCTTCGACGGTCTGTCGAAGTCGCTGACCGGTACCAGCACGGAGAAGACGGCGAACTACGTCGCCGGCACCAACGACTGGACCGCGGCGACCGTCGCCGGCAACCTGGCCACCGCGAACAAGCTGCTCGACGAGCTCGACGACTTCCTGTCGCTGATCGTCCCGTCGCACATGGGCTCCGGCGACATGTCGGCTCCCGGTGCGATCCCGCCCGGCGTCAAGGCGCTGCTGGGCAACACCAAGATGATCGCCCGGCTGCGGTCGGTCGTGCGGACCGCCGGTTCGTACACCAACGACAAGGACGACCTGGGTCGTCAGGTCGAGATGTACGGCAACTGGGTGATGATCGACATCGGTGACCGCTCCGACGGCTCCGCACCGATCATCCCGACCACCTCGAACACGACCGACCTGTACGCGGTCACGTTCGGCCTCGACGCGTTCCACGGCGTCAGCCCGTCCGGTGTGCCACTCGTGCAGACGTGGCTGCCCGACTTCGCGCACGCCGGTGCGCTGAAGTCCGGCGAGCTGGAGATCGGCCCGCTGGCCATGACCCTGAAGAACACCAAGGCGGCCGGAGTCCTGCGGTCGATCAAGGTGACCTGATGGCTACCTACCTCGTCCGGACTCCTGAACCGGACTACACCGGCATGGTCGGCAACATCGCGTTCAACGGTGGTGTGGCGACCGTGGAGGGCAACCTCCAGATCGTCGACGGCGCGCCTGTTCTGGACCAGGACACGGCGCCGGTCGAGTTCCACCACATGGTCAAGGTCGGCTACATCATCGAGCCCGTCGCCCCGGCGAAGAAGGCCGCGCCCAGCAAGGAGAACCAGTCATGAGCGAGCAGCTCGGCGTTTTCGAGGGCATCGTTCGTGATGTTCTCGCACCCTGGTCGACGAACATCCCGGCCTCGCCGTCCACGTTCTACCGGGCGAACCTGCCCCGGTTCGGGTGCTACGACTCGGTGTCCGACTCGGGTTCGGTGGCCCTCACTACGCAGGTGATGACCGCCGTCCCGCTGAAGCTGGTGGCCGGTGACGTCATCACCAGCATCAGCTACTTCGTGGGCACCACCGCGGCGGGCACCCCGACCAACTCGTGGGTGGCGCTGTACTCCAACGCGGCCACACCGGCGCTGCTCGCGCAGTCGGCGGACGCCACGTCAGGTGCGTTGGCGGCGAACACCAAGCAGACGATCGCGTTGGCCACGGCGCAGACCATCACCAAGACGGGCATCTACTGGGCCGCGATCATGGTGAAGGCCACGACCGTCCCGACGCTGCTCGGCGTGCTGGCGGTCCCGCCGATCGTGACCGGTGAGATCAACCTCGCGGTCACCTCGGGCGCGGCCCTGACCACCACGGCGCCGGCCACCCTGGCTTCGCCCACGGTGAGCCGGTTCGTGCCGTTCGTCGTCCTCACCTGATCCACCCCGGCGAGGCGAGGGAGACCCATGGCGGACCAATTCGCGACCCTGCAGGATCTGGCCGACTCCATGCAAGTCTCCCTCGCCTCACTGAACACCGGCACCGCAACGCTTCTGCTGGAGACCGCCACCGCCGCTGTGCAGGAGGCGGCGCGGCAACGGATCCTTCAGGTAGTCGGTGACACCTGCTCGATCCTGTCCACAACGGACTCGTGGTTGGATCTGCCGCAGATCCCCGTCACCGCCGTCACCTCGGTGGTCCTCGACGGGATCACGTTGACGCTGAACACCGACTACAAGGTGTTCGGCAACCGGCTGTGGCGGCAGTGGGGCTGGCAGAACAACATGGGCTGGTCGTGGGGCTGGGACTGGAACTGGCGGCCCAGCTACGCCGCGGACGGCACCCCGTACACCAGTCAGGCCCCGTCACTGTCTGTCGTCACCTACACCCACGGGTATGCGGCAGGCGCTCAGGAACTCCAGCTGGCCCGCGGCGCGACCCTTTCGCTGGCCAAGGGTGTGTACGTCAACCCGTCCGGCGTGCAGTCGGAGTCCATCGACGACTACAACGTCGCGTACACCTCGTCGCGTGCCCTGTCGGCGCAGATGGAGTTGGCGCCGCACGTGAAGGCGGCCATCCGGCGGCAGTATGCCCGCCGTGGCGGGCTGGTCCGGGTCGGATGAGCCGGGCGTCGGTTCTTGCGCGGGCACGGGCGTTCGCGCTCGCCGGCTTTTCCGACACCTGCACGGTGAAGCGGGTGTCCGCTGTGGACACGAACGCGCTCACCGGCGGCGTGACGAAGTCCTACCAGACGCTGTACTCGGGCGTCTGCCGCGTGCAGACCTCCGGTGGTCCAGCCGGGCAGATAGACGTGGGGCAGGCCGCGCCGCGGTCGTCCTCGGCGACGCTGCAGCTACCGGTGGTCGGGTCCGAGGGCATCCGCCCGGACGACATCGTCACCGTCGTCACCTGCGTCAACGACACCGAACTGGTGGGCCGCATCTACCACGTGGTCGGCGAGCACCACGGCTCGCAGAAGTCGGCCCGCCGACTCGCCCTGAACGAGGTGATCTCCTGATGGGCGTCACCGTTGTTGGCCTGGACGAGTTGCTTCATGACTGGGAGACGCTGCAGGAGCGCGCCGACAAAGAGTTCCCGAAGGTCGTCCACCGCGGCGCCAGCAACATCAAGCGTGACTGGCGGGCCAGTTGGGACGCCATCAAGCACGAGCCGACCAGCATCCCCCACCTGGTGCACGGAATCGGCTATGACACCGACTTCCGCAGTCCACATTGGTCGGCCGAGATCGGTGTCGCCGAGACCAACAGCCAGGCACCGCTGGCGCACCTGATCGAGTTCGGGTCGGTCAACAACCCTCCCTACCCGGGCGGTAGGACCGCGCTGTCCGTCGAAGAGCCGCGCTTCTTCAAGGCCGTCGAGGACGTCGCAGCCAAACTGCTGGACGAGCAATGACGGACCTGGTCGACGAACTCCACGCACAGGCTGGTCTGAGCCTGCTCCGCGCGGGCGGCGAGATCACCGTCTACGACGGACAGGTCGCGCCCGCACCGGAGCCTGGCCTGGGTCCGGCGTTGCCGTTCGTCCTGGTGTACGTGACGGTGAAGTGGCCGGGCGACGGCACCGCCAACGCCATCGACGCGCAGGCCGTCACGGTCAACGTCGAGTTCAACTGTCACTGCGTCGGCGAGACCGCCGCCGCGGCGCGGGCGATGCAGATGCAGGTCCGGGCTCGCCTGCTCAACCAGCGGCCCGTCGTGACCGGGCGCAACTGCGGCCTGATCCAGCAGGACGAAGTTCAGGCCCCCCTCAAGGACGAGGCGACCGGCCGGCTGGTCATGGACGGCGTATCGATCTACAGCTTCATCTCCGCACCCGGCTGAGCCACCCAACCATCCAGCAAGGAGTTGCCGCTCATGGCTGCCATCACCCCGTCCACGGTCACCACAGCGGGGTTGCTTGCCGCACCCGCCGCGGTGTCCGCCTCCGACACCATCTCCGGTGACCTCGTGCCGGTGGGTGGCTTGATCTACCGGGTCATCAACGGCGGCGGCTCGCCCGACACCGTGTCTGTGTCCGACGGCGGCACCACGCCCGCCGGCAACGCTGGCACCGTCGCCGGTGTGGCTGTCACCAACGCCACCACGAAGACGATCCTCATCACCCAGAACAACATCAACCGCACCACGAACCTGGTGACGATCACGCACTCCTTCACCACCTCGGTGACCTTCGAACTCCAGCGGGTCTGACATGCACATCTGGATGCAGCACACCGAGCACCTCGGCAAGGCCGAGATCCCCGCCGAAGCCGCCGGAGCGTGGGCCCTGAAGGGCTGGGTGCCGTGCGAGCCGCCGGTCGACGCCGACCCGGCCATGGTCGAGCACCAGCCGCGCACCTTCACCTTCGAGATCCCCGGTCCGGACGGCGCTGAGACGCGCGAAGCGCTCATCGCCGACGCCCAGGACCGCACACCGCCCAGCACTGAGAACGAGGAGCACTGATGGCCGACAGCCTTGCCGATGGCCAGACCCGAGTGGCCTACGTGCCCTCGATCGCGTCCCTGTCGGCCCCGACCACGACCGAGCTGAACGCGGGCATCCTCCTGCAGTCGCTCATCACCCCGGACGGCTTGATCGGCTTCGAGCCGACCACCGCCGACGTGGACACGTCCGCCCTCAACAGCGTGTACTCCACATCGGACATCGGCCGCGACAGCTTCTCCGGCACTATGCTGCGGCTGAAGAAGCAGACCACCGGCGACACCGCTTACACCACCCTCGGCACCCGCGGCACCACCGGTTACATCGTGATCCGCCGGTCCCTCGCCGAGACGACTGCGTGGGCTTCGACCCAGGCGGTCGAGGTGTACCCGATCAAGACCGGCCGGCGGCGGCGTCTCGCCCCGGAGGCGAACGCGATCGAGAAGTACGAGATCCCGACCAAGGTGTACCAGGCCCCGAACATCGATGCGGTGATCGCCTAGTGCCCAAGAAGAAGGACCACAAGGCGCTCATCAAGGCCTCGGCCCTGCCGGAGCGGTCCGTCGCGATCTGCATGAACCCGGAGCTGTTCGCCCGGATGCAGGAGATCGAACGGGACCTCCGCAGTGCCGAGGCCGAACGCGAGGCGGCCGGGTCGTCCCTGGCGTCCGGATCCTCGGCCCGGGAACTGGCCGAACAGTTCGAGGCCGTGCGCCTGGAGATGCACGAACACACCCTGACGTTCCGGCTGCGGGCCCTGCCGCGGCGGCGGTTCACCGCGCTGCAGGCCGAGTTCCCGCCCCGGGAGGGCAACACCGCCGACGCGGTCGCGGAGACGAACATCGACGCGTTCACCGCCGCCCTGGTGCGGCGGTGCGTGTTCGAGCCGGAGCTCGACGACGAGGACTGGCAGATCCTCGACGACACCATGTCCGACGGTCAGTGGCGGCTGTTGGACAACGCGGCCTGGGCGATCAATGCCCGTGATGTCGACGTCCCTTTCTCGCGGATCGCCTCGCGCATTCTGGAAGCCTCCGCCGACGGGTAGAGGCCGCCGAGGCGCTCGGGATCTCCGTCAAACGGTTCGACGGTTGGGAACCCGAGGAACACCACACCTACACCTACGACGGTGACCGCGTCGCCTCGGTGACGGTGAAGCGGGACGTGGAGTGGGACGAGGAACAGCAGGGCCTGATGCTGGCGCTGTACCTGTACCGCAGCCAGTTGTGCCCATCCGGCCACTGGCTCCCCACCGCCGCAGCTCCGGCGAACGAGGACAAGTACCACGGCCTGAACACCCGGTGCCACGCCTGCACCGCGGTGGCGCAGGAGGCCACCCGACTCAAGGACAACCCCCAACCGTCCGCCCTGTACTTCGGAGCCGAACTGCGGGGGTGAGCCATGGCCCGCAGGGTTGCCGTCGAGCTGGTCATCGAGGCCGCCAAGTACCTGTTCGGCGTCCGCAACATCGCCGCCGAGACCAGGGCCGCGGCGGAGGAGTTCGGCCACCTCGGCACCAAGGTCGACGGCACGTCGCGGGACATCGAGGAACTGTCGGTCGTCATCGTGGCCGGGAAGAAGGAACTCGAAGGCTTCAGCGACCACACCAAGGAACTCGGCCTGGACCTGGTTGTGCTCGACGAGCGCATCGACGCGACCAAGCGGAAGCTCGCCCTGCTGGCTATCGAGTTCGCTGCCACTGGCGACGCCGCCACCGGGAAGAAGTTCGTCGCGCAGCGGTCCATGTTGGACAAACTGGAGGCTCTGCGCAAGGAACTGGAGGGCGGCAGCAGCAGCCCGGACCGCCGCGTCTTCGACCTCCTCATGCCTAGCGTTGAGGACGCCCCGAAGCTCGGCAGTAAGGCCGGCAGCGGGTTCCTCTCAGGCTTCTCGGACGCCCTGGGTGGCCAGGGCAAGGTCGTCCTCATCGGCACCCTCATCGGTGTGGTCGTCGCGGCCCTGCCCACTATCGGCGCCATGATCGCCGGAGCGGTGTCCGGCAGCATCGGAACCGCCGGCATCGCGGGCGGCATCTTCGCGGCGTCGAAGGACCCGGTCGTGAGGTCCGCGGCCCAGGACTTCATGCAGCACATCAGCACCGAGTTCTTCGGGTCCGGCTCCGCATTTGTCGACCCGATCCGCGAGTCGCTGGGCATCCTGCAGAACGACTTCGACAAGTTGGATCTCGGCTCCGCCTTTGCGAAGGTCGCGCCGGACGTGAAGATCATCGCCTCCGGCATTGGTGACCTGGTCACCAAGATGATGCCCGGCCTGAACGCCGCCCTGGACCGAATGGGACCGTTCGCGAAGGCCGCGGCCGTTGGGTTCGGTCAGATCGGCAACGCCCTCGGCGGGCTGGCTGACGACGCCACCAAATCCCATGGCGCGCTAGAGGGGCTGGAGTTCCTCTTCTCCGTGATCTCCGGGACGATCGCCGGTACTGGGAAGATCCTCAAGTGGCTGTCGGACCGGTTCCAGCAGATGAACGAGTTCATGGAGTGGTCCTCTCGCAAGATGCTCGCCCTAGCCACGGCGTTGCACCTGCCGCACGAGAGCCTGCAGAAGTTCGTCGGCGAACTTGACGCCTTCAACAAGGGCGGCGCCCAGTACACGGCGGACACCGCGAACATGCTGGGCGACGCGTTCGCCGGTACCGCCCAAGACATCGACGGTATGACCAAGTCCCTTATGGACAATCAGCAGCACATTGACGACTACGTCACCAGCGCCCTGGCCATGGGCGACGCCAACACCGCTGTCGCCCAGGACTTCGCCGACCTGAACAAGAACATCGTGGCC